AGCGAATATTTAAACATACCTAATAAAACACAAACCGGTAGACCTTCTCAATTTTTCTTAGACAGGCAAATATCGCCCACATTAAAGCTTTGGCCAGTATCTGAAAATAACACAGACATTGTTAAGTTTGACCGTTTAGTGCGTATGGACGATGCAGACGACTACACTAATACGCTTGAGATACCGTTTCGTTTTTATCCTTGTTTAGCAGCAGGTTTAGCTTATTACTTAGCTATAAAACGTGCGCCACAACGAATAGAACTTTTAAAAGCTATTTACGAAGAAGAATTTAACAGAGCGATGGAAGAAGACAGAGATAGAGCTTCGTTAAGAATAACACCTAGTTTTAGTTATTACGGTGGTTAATCGTGGCTAAATACGCAATCGGAAAAAAAGCTTACGGAATATCAGATCGTTCTGGTTTTCGTTATCCTTTAAAACGAATGAAAAAAGAATGGACTGGAATGTTGGTAGGTTTTGACGAGTTTGAACAAAAACACCCGCAATTAAAGCCCGTACGTAAGTTTTCTGACCCACAAGCGTTAAAAGACCCAAGACCCGACAGGGTAGAACCTGTTGTTACTTACGTAGCTACACCGGTCTTGTCAGAAAAAACATTTACACCAATAAGGGCTTTTACTGTTATTGGTCAAGTTACGGTGGTTACAGCATGAGCTTTACATTAGCAACATTAAAAACAGCAATACAAAATTACACAGAAAACGATGAAGTTACATTTGTTGCAAATTTGGATGTTTTTATAAAAAACACCGAAGAAAGAATATTAAAAAATAATCATTTAAGTGTTTTTAGAAAAAATGCTACTGGAACAATGACGGCTGCTAATCAGTATTTAAACAGTCCTAGTGATTTTTTAGCCCCGTTTTCGCTTTCTATTACCTCCAGTAGCGTAAAAACTTTTTTAGATTTTAAAGATGTTAATTTTATACAAACTTTTGGTCCAGACAGCACTGCTACGGGAGTGCCCCGTTATTATGCACAGTTTAATGTAAGTACGTTTGTTATAGGCCCTACTCCAGACAGCAACTATACTTCTGAGCTTCACTATTATTACCGTCCGGTTAGCTTAACTGCGGGCTCTGATAGTGGGACTACGTGGCTAAGTATAAACGCTACGCAAGCAATGCTGTACGGTTCTCTTATAGAAGCGTATACTTTTATGAAAGGCGAACCGGATGTTCTTCAAGAGTACGAAAAACGATTTGCAGAGGCTATGATTTCCATTAAAATGTTAGGGGAATCTAGGGAAACAACAGATGAATACAGAACGGGACAAGTAATAAGAGACAAACAATAGGAATTTATATGTTTAGTGTTGAAGTAAAAGCAAATGTAAATGGTGTAAATGTTCATACTACTGAAAACAGAGGATTTACGCCTGAAGAAATTGCGGCTAGAGCGGTAGAAAAAATAGTTTCAATTTCTGACGAAGTTGATCCAATGGTAAAAGCTCAAGCCGAAGCTTTTAAAAGTAAAGTTTACCATGTTATTGTATTAGCATGTAAAGATGCAATAAATAGCGACAGAACCACTATGTGTAATCTTTTTTCACAACAAGGCCATAAAGATATGGCTGATATTTTAAGGAGTCTATAATGGCTATAACGCAAGCTATGTGTACCTCGTTTAAAAGCGAACTGCTTCAAGGTATACACAATTTTCACAACGGTTCGGGTGGTGGGACTACAACTACTACAGGTAGTGGTAATACCTATAAAATTGCACTTTACACAAGTAGTGCAACTATGTCAGCTTCTACAACTGCTTATGCTACAACAAATGAAGTTTCAGGAACAAACTACACCGCCGCTGGAAATACACTAACTAATGTTGATCCGACTGCAAGTGGTACTACTGCTTTAACAGATTTTGCAGATACAACATGGTCTACCGCTACGATAACCGCAAGAGGAGCTTTAATATACAACTCTTCAGCCGCGGCCGGTACAGCAGGTAGAGCCGTTGCAGTTTTAGATTTTGGCGGGGATAAAACATCAACTGCGGGGGATTTTACAGTACAGTTCCCTGCCGCCGATGCTAGTAATGCTATAATCCGTATTGCTTAGGAAGTTAGATGGCTACCGGTTGGGGTAGAAGTACCTGGGGTGACGATAAGTGGGGGGTTACCTCCGCTATATTCGGCGTAACAGGTGTAGCCGGAACTTCTGCATTAGGTGCAGAAACAGTAACGGCTGATGCAAATGTAGGAGTAACACAATCAACGTTAACCTCTACATTAGGTAACGCTATAACAGCCGGAGCCGCAGTAACTGGGGTTACGGCTAGTGCAAACGTAGGAACGCTTGGAGATGAGTCTGTAAGCGCAGGGGCCACGGTTAGTCCTACAGGAGTAGCCGGAACAGGGGGTGTTGGAACGCTAGGAACTATATCTAATAACAATTTAGATGTAACGTTAGCAGCAGCAACATCTGGTTTAGGAACGGTAACACCTGAAGCAAATGCTGATGTATCGGTAACAAGCATATTAGCAACAGGCGGTATAGGATTTGTTAATGTTTGGAGTTTAGTAGATACTACACAGACACCAAGTTGGTCTGAAGAAACTTCATCTCAAACACCAAATTGGACAGACGTAGCAGCATAGAGGAAATATTATGGCAAGTACATATGTAAACGATTTACGGTTAGAGGAAATTGCAACAGGGGAACAATCGGGAACTTGGGGTGCAACTACTAATACTAACTTAGAACTTATAGCAGAAGGCTTGAGTTATGGCACAGAAGGTATAACCACTAATGCCAATACACACACTTCTACCGTAGCGGATGGTGCAACGGACCCGGCCCGTTCTATGTATATTGAATATACAGGCACACTAGATTCAGCTTGTACCATTACAATCGCACCTAACACAATTAATAGAATGCACTTTATCGAGAACGGAACAAGTGGTTCGCAAAATATTATTATTTCACAAGGTACTGGTGCTAACGTAACCATACTCCCTGGTGATACCAAAGCAGTTTACCTAGATGGCGCGGGTAGTGGAGCAGCAGTTGTTGATGCTTTTGCTAGTCTTAGCGTAGTAGATTTAAGGGTAGATGATGACTTAACAGTTACAGATGATGCCTCAGTAGGTGGTGATTTAACTGTAACTGGAACTGTTAATACTGCTGGAATAACTGGTCCTAAAACAAACTTTGTAGGCAGTATGCTTATCAGCAACGATGCGGGTACAGGAACACTAGATGCAGCTTCTAACAACACAGGTTTTGGTAATGAAGTATTTGATGATCTTACAAGCGGTGATAATAATACCGCTATGGGTGCTGGAGCAGTAGATAAAGTAACAACTGGATCAGGAAACACAGCAATTGGACCTGATGCTTTAGGTGCTATTACTACACAATCAAACAATACCGCAGTTGGCTTAGATGCACTTAAAGCTAATACCGCAGCAGACAATACAGCGGTTGGTTCTGGTGCTTTAACAGCTAATACTACAGGAACAAATAATACAGCAGTGGGTTTTGCTGCTCTTGATGCAAACACCACCGCTAATAACAATTCCGCATTTGGAGATAATTCACTTGGGGGTAATACGACAGGTGCTGGTAATACAGCGATGGGTGCTGATTCTTTAGTAGCTAATACAACAGGAGCTAACAATACCGCAATCGGCTTAGATACTTTAAAAGCAAACACCACAGCAGACGACAATACCGCAGTTGGTAAAAATGCTTTAGCTGCAAACACCACAGGAAATAATCTTGTTGCAGTAGGAAGTGGTGCGTTAGATGCCAATACTACCGCAGCTAATAATGTCGGAATCGGTGTTAATGCTTTAGGTGTGAATACAACAGGTGCAAATAATACATCAGTTGGTACAAATTCTCTTGATGCTAATACAACAGGTGCAAGTAATACTGCATTAGGCTATAGAGCTTTAAGTGCTAATACCACAGCTAGTGACAACACCGCAGTTGGTAAAGATGCTTTGTTAGCAAACACCACAGGTGCTGAAAATGTTGCCGTGGGTGGTTTAGCATTAGATGCTAACACTACTGCTAGTGGTAATTCTGCATTAGGTTATGCTTCCTTAACAGCTAATACAACAGGTGCAGCAAATACAGCCGTAGGTCAATCTGCTCTACAAGCAAACACCACAGCTAGTAATAATACAGCAATTGGTAAGTCTGCTATGTCTGCAAACACCACAGGTGCTGATAACGTAGCGGTTGGTGCAAACTCTTTACAGCCCAATACCACAGGCGCAAGTAATACAGCTTTAGGTAAGGGAGCATTGGCATCCAACACTACAGCATCTAACAACACAGCAGTTGGTAAAGAAGCTTTAGTATCAAACACGACAGGAACTGAAAATAATGCTTTTGGTGCTTTAGCTGGAGATGCAATAACAACTGGAAGCTATAACACGCTTATTGGTAATAGTGCTGGTACAGCATTAACAACTGGCGATACAAACCTAGCAATCGGAAATGCTGCTTTAGCTACAGCTACAACCACATCAGGAAGTGTTGCAATCGGACATAGTGCTTGTACAGCTTTAACAACTGGCGTTCAAAATGTAGTAGTAGGAACTAATGCTGGTGATGCTATGACTACTTCTGGTGATACTACTCTTTTAGGACACGAAGCGGGCTCAAAAATTACAACTGGTAATGGAAATACTTTTCTTGGACACAGGTCTGGAGATGATACTACGACAGCATCTAACAACACGGGAGTTGGGCTATCAGCTCTTGGAGCAACCACCACAGGTAGTGGATTAGCTGCGTGTGGAGCATTTGCTTTAGATGCTAATACAACTGGAACAGATAATTCAGCAATGGGGCAACACGCACTAGGATCAAACACAACTGGTACTAATAACACCGCAATTGGGCAAGTTGCGGGTTTTGACAATACAACAGGAAATCTTAATATATTTATAGGTAAAGACTCAGGCAGAGCTGGAAGTCCGGGAGG